GACCAATGCCCAGACCACCTATCCCACGATCGGCAACCGCGAAGACCTCTCCGATGAGGTTTGGAAAATCTCGCCGACCGAAACCCCGTTCTTCTCGGCCATTGAGAAGATCAGCACTTCCGCTGTAAACCACGAATGGCAGACGGTGGCGCTCGATGCCGTCGATACATCCAACGCCCAGCTCGAAGGCGATACCTTCGCCCTCAACGCGCTGACCGCGACTGTCCGTCTCGGCAACATCCACCAGATCAGCCGCAAGGCTGGCGGCGTGTCGCGTACCCAGCGCTCGGTTAATCCGGCTGGCCGCGCCGACGAACTCGGCTGGCAGAAGATGCTCAAGGGCCAGGCGCTCAAGATCGATATCGACGCGATCCTGTGCGGTACCAACCAGGCCAAGAACGCTGGCAACACCACGACCGCGCGCACGACCGCCTCGGTCCTGTCCTGGATCAAGACCAACACCAGCAAGGCCACTGCGGGCACTGCGGGCGTTGATCCTTCTGCGGCTGACGGTACGGGCACCCGCACCGACGGCACGCAGATCGCGTTCACCGAGCCCCGTTTGAAGACGGTTCTTTCGGCGATCTGGACCCAGGGCGGCAAGCCCAACATGATCATGACCGGCGCCTTTAACAAGCAGGTGTTTTCGACCTTCACGGGTCGTTCCACCCCGATGGAAGAGGCCAAGTCCAAGAAGATCGTGGCGGCGGTTGATGCCTATGAGTCCGACTTCGGCAAGCTGAAGGTCGTTCCCTCGCGTAACCAGCGTTCGCGTGACGTGCTGGTTCTCGAAACTGGGAAATGGGCGGTCGGCCATCTGCCGGGCTCGGCGATGGTCTCGGAAGACCTCGCCAAGATCAGCGATACCGATCAGTTCGCGATGGTGTCGGAATACGTGCTTGAGGCTCGCAACGAGAAAGCCTCCGGCGGCGTGTTCGACAACACCACCTCGTAAGCCTCTTAACATCAACCTTATGGGCGGTCTTCGGGCCGCCCTTTTCTTTGGAGGCTATCAATGCCAATTCCCAACAATCACCCGCTCGATGAGCATACGGTTACTTGCTTTACGCCGTCGTTCGGCACCACGCCAATTGCGGGTGTTGTCCGCGCTCCGTTCCGCGGCACCATCATCAAGGTTGGCTTTGTCGCCAATCTGGCATGGACCGGCACGCTCACCGTTACTCCCTCGATCATCCCGGCCGCCGCTGACGGCGCGGCTCCTGGCTCCGGTACCGCGATCACTGGCGGCGCCTTCACCATGAGCGCAACCAACAGCGCACCCGGTTCGACCAACAGCGTTGCCCCGACCGGCGCCAACCAAGTCAACGAGGACGATGTAATTCGCTTCGTTCCTTCTGGCGCAACTGCGACCAGCGGTACCGGCACGTTCTATGCCGTGATCCAGCAGGCATGATGCGCATGCAGTACGTTGGCACTGGCAAACTAGGCACGCATCAAAGCGCTGCCTATACCGCGACCGCCGGCACCATCACCAACGCGGTGACGGACGGCACTTACAAGGTGCGGGTCGTTGTCACGTCTGCCGCCTATATCAAGATCGGCAAAAGCGTGACCGCGACAACGAGCGATGTCTACATGCCCGCAGACTCGCCCGAATACTTCAGCATCTACCCCGGCGAGAAGGTTTCGGCCGTCCAGGTTTCGGCCGGCGGGACGCTGCATGTAACCGAGGTTGCCTGATGGAAGGTGATCTGCTCCACACTGAAATCCACGTCGATCCGGCGGATAAAACCCTCACGATCAACCGCGTGCAGGACGTGGAGCCGATTATCGAGCTGAATAAGTACCTTCAGACGGTTCAGCAAAAGAGCGATTGGGGACGACACGTCGCGCGTATCCCCAATATCTTTTACGAAAAATGGCTCCGTGAGGAGTGGGACCGCGGCAATATCGGCCTGCGTATCCACACGGAAGAATTTGACAAACTGGTCGAGCGCAAGCTGCAAGATCCCGACTGGCGGTTTCTCCGCACTGACACCAGGGAAGCCCGGCAAGCCGGTTGGAGCGCGGGGCTGCTGTGAGCATCACGACGTATACCGAGCTTCAGACCGCTGTCACCGAGTACCTTGCCCGCGATCAGGACACGACCCTGATTGCGCGCATTCCTACCTTTATCCAGTTGGCGGAAGCCAAGTTCAACCGCTCGCTGTTCGTTCGGCAGATGGAGCAGCGCTCGACCGCCGTAGTCGATACGGTATCAACGGAGCCGGAATTCATCTCGCTGCCGAGTGATTTCCAATCCATGCGCCGCGTCAGGCTATCGAGCGTCACCGGCAAGCCCTGCCTTGAATTCAAATCAGGCACGCAGATGGATGAATTCCGGTTCGGAACATCGAACGTGACGGGCCAACCGCGCTACTTCACCATCTTTGGTGATGAGATCGAATTAGCCCCGACGCCGGATGATGATTACACCATCGAAATGGTCTACCGGAAGAACGTTCCGGCATTGGCGGATAATGACCCGAACTGGCTGCTGACACTGGCGCCTGACTTGTATCTCTACGGCGCATTGCTCGAATCCGCGCCCTACATCAAAGAAGATGGCCGCATTCAGACGTGGGCCTTGGGCCTCTCGACCGCGCTGGATGGCCTGAACAATCTTGGCCTGACTTCCACCTTCAACGCTGGGCCAATGCGTATGTCTATCTCGGGAGTGACGCCGTAATGGCAACTCCGATCATTACCCACGCCAAGGTCTCAGGGAAGGCACAGGGCACCGATTCAACGCGGGTCTATGGCAACCACTGGGATGAAAACCACGTTGTCACGGGGCTTGAGAACATCCCCAACGTGGACACCACGAACGCCGACAACATCACCGCAGGAAGCCAGACCGGGACGGGCGCGATGGTGCGCGCGACCTCTCCGACACTGGTTACGCCAGCCCTCGGCACGCCCTCGGCTGCCGTCCTGACCAATGCAACCGGCCTTCCGCTTACGACGGGCACCACCGGCAATCTTCCTGTCACCAAGCTTAACTCGGGCACGTCCGCCTCGTCTTCGACCTTCTGGCGTGGCGATGGCACCTGGGCAACGCCCGCGGGCGGCGGCGATTTCGTCGGCCCTGCGTCGTCAACCGACAATGCTGCTGTTCGGTTTGATCTGGCCACCGGCAAGCTAGGTCAAAACTCAGCACTCATCATCGCGGACACGACCGGCGCGCTATCCAGATCCGGCAATGGCGGCATTCCCGTTCAAGGCACGAACACGAACGACAGCGCGGCGGCGGGCGATATCGGCGAGATCATATCGGCCGGCCCCACCGCATCTGCGTCCCTCACGACCGCCACGAATACGAACATAACGTCTATCACGTTGTCTGCCGGCGATTGGGACATTACGGCGGGATACAGCGCGTCGGGAAGCAGCACCCCTGTTGCGACCGATATCTGGGTGAGCATCAACACGGTGACAGCCACCAACGTCAACACAGCCGGGCAGAATTTCCGCGCCCGCGGCTGGAATATGACTGATCCCGTAACTGCGGGAACGCTTGGACCGTTGCGCGTGTCTTTGGCCGGATCGACAACTTACTACCTAAATTGCAACGTGGCGTTTTCGCCCGGAACCTTCACCGTAACCGGCATAATCCGGGCAAGGCGCGTCCGTTGATCGATGTCACCCAGGCGCCCTACAATTGCCGGTTTGACTGGACCGGACAGGATTCAGTCGCGCACGACAACTATGCCGGATTGCAAGCGGCGATCAACGATGCAGCAGTTATTACGGCTCCGGGGATCGATCTTGGCGGGACAGTTGGCGACTTCCTGCAACTGCCGCGTGGGATGGGGCTGGTATCGCAAAAGCTGGTGATGCCGTTCGGCGTCTCGATGGGCGGACAGCGACACGCCTACTATGCCAGCGGCCTCAAGATGTCGGACGATTTCGACAACAACAGCCATTTTATCGACCTCGGCGACGAGACCACGCATCTCGCCGCGATGGGGTGTAGCATCACCGACATAATCCTTTTCTCGCGTAACCGAAACGCCGCGGCTAACAGGTCGATGATCTTCACCAACAACGCGCAGGACACCAATCCCATTGTCGGGCGCTGCCGAATTTACGCCGGCAACCGGGCAGCCATTTGGGCAGAGAAGGGTTGGGGCGGCGCAACGCTGGTCGATTTCTGCAATCTAAATCTGCACAATGTCGGCTCGCTAGATGGCGCGGTATCGCCGCCGATTATGTGGATCAACTACGGCGACGGCACGATGGTTAATCTGGACCGTATCGAGCCCGCGGTTTATGCCGGCGGTATTCCCAACTCCTACGGCATTTATTGCGCGGGCGGCGATATCGACATAAGCAACTTCCACGCGGAACAGGTGTGGAC